CATGACCGGCTTCGGCCTCATCCAGGACGAGATCGCGCGCTGGCTCGACATCGACGACAAGACGCTCCGTAAGCACTTCCGCCGCGAACTCGACACCGGCGCCATCGAAGCCAACACCCGCGTTGCCGCATCGCTCTACGCCATGGCGACGAAAGACAAGATCCCGGCCGCGGCCATCTTCTGGATGAAAGCCCGGGCCGGCTGGAAGGACCACAATCCGGAACCGCCGCGCGACGATGCCCCGCGTGTCATCGAGTTCGTCTGGCAACCCGCGACACCGCCTAAGGCTATCAATGCTGACACTCACACAGTTACCATCGACGCGGACGGAGCGACCGAGTTCGCGTGGCAGGACGACGAGCAGCGCGAAGGATAAGCGCCAGCGCGTAACCCTGCCGTTCACGCCACGTGACTGGCAGCGCCCGCTGATCGATGACCCCGCCCAACGCATCGTGGCCGTCGTCCACCGTCGCGCCGGCAAGTCCACCGGCCTGATGTGGCGTGGCATCAAGCGCGCGGTGACGGAGACCAAGCCACAGCCGCGCGTGGTGCACCTGCTGCCCTACAACGTCATGTGGAAACGCACCGGGCTGTGGGATCAGGTCGCGCGTGCCGCCGAAGCCATCCCGAACACCGTGGTCATGCGCTCGGAACTCGTCATCAGGTTCTCGAACGGTGCCGTCTATCAGTGCGGTGGCGCCGATAACCCCGACGCTTGGCGCGGTGGGTACGCAGACGAGTTGATCGCGGACGAGTTCGACGATATGCCGCCGGGCCTCGTGCCGCTGGTCATCGAGCCCATGCTGGCCGATCGCGGCGGCACGCTGGTGCGGTCGGGAACGCCCAAGGGCAAAGGGCTGCTGCAAGACGCATATGATCGCGCCAAGACCACGCCGGGCTATTCGATCTATCTGCTCGACTACACCAAGACCAAGGCGCTGTCCGACGAGGCGATCGAGACGCTGCGCCGCGAGATGAGCGGCGAGGAGTTCGCGCAGGAGCTTGAATGCAGCTTCAGTGCGCCGAACAGCGGCAGCTACTACGGAGCGCTGATGAACAACGCCGAGACCGAGGGAAGGATTTGCACCGTTCCCTACGATCCGGCGCTCGCGGTGTGGACGGCTTGGGATCTCGGCATCGACGATGCCACCGCCATTTGGTTCTGCCAGATCACGGTCGGCGGCGAATTCCGCTTCATCGACTACATCGAGGATAGCGGTGCCGCGTTGGACTACTACGTCGGGCTGCTGCAGGACCGACCGTATCACTACTCGATGCACTTGCTGCCGCACGATGCCGCGGTGAAAGAGCTTGGCAGCGGTCGGTCGCGTGTCGAGACGTTGCGGAGTCTGGGCCTGTTCCCGCATCGCGTGCTGCGTGCGCATAGCGTCGCGGATGGTATCAACGCGGTGCGTCTGGTGCTGCCGCATGCATGGTTCGACGCCGAAAAGTGCGCAAGGGGCGTCAAGGCGCTGCGCAACTATCGGCGGGAGTGGAATCCGGCCGGGGAGACGTGGCGGGTCAATCCGAAGCACGATTGGTCGAGCCATTGCGCTGATGCGTTGCGCTATCTGAGCCTGGGCGCGCGTGACACGCTGGCACCGTCACCGCCGCAGAAGCCGTGGGATAGCTGGGACGCAGCGTTCGAGCGCGCTGGGCGAGAGGAAGTGGCGGAATCGTGGAGGGTGGCGTAGTGGCCAAGAGCACAGCCGGCATCGGCCCAAAGGGCAAAGCCAAGGTCGCCACTGTCATGCACGAGTGGGGCAAGGGCGACCTGCACAGCGGCAGCAAGCGCGGTCCGGTCGTGAAGAACCAGCGCCAGGCCGTGGCCATCGCGCTGAACCAGGGCCGTAAAGCAAGCAGAGCGCGCGGGAGCTGACGCCATGAGTCCGCTGACGCTCGTCATTGTCGTGCTGCTAGTTGTCGTGTTGCTTGGCGGCTGGGGTTGGCGCGGCGGCTACTACGGCGCCTATCCGTACGCCGGTTATGGCTTCGGAGGTGTCGGCCTCGTGCTGCTGATCCTGCTCATCCTCATGCTGTTCGGGAGGATCTGATGAGCGACGAGCCAAAAGAGGGTCTGCGCCTGGCATTGCGCGACATGGGGGCCAGCGTGGCCATTAGCATCACGTCGGAGACCGGATACAGATGCGCGGTGTTCTTGGACGCGACGGAATTGGCCGAGTTGATTACAGAGATGGTGGTCGTGCTTGCGAATATGCGGAGGCGCAATGACTGAGTCTGACGAACCGCCGATAAGTGGCGCCGAGTTCCAGCGCAACGTGCGCGACAACGTGGACAGCTGGGCCGACCAGATGATGGCCAGCGCCGAGCGGAACGGCTTCAAGGTCGAGCGCGACTGGCTGCGCGAGTGGCTGGCCGATGCCATGGAGGCCGCGCGCAAGGCTAAGCCGGAGCCGATCAACGCGGACTGCGCAAACCTGAAGGAGTAGCGTCATGGCCAAAGGCGGACCATTCAAGCAAGGGAGCAACCGCTTCGGCGGCATCCCGTCATCGCGGCTACCGACCAACCCCGGCACGTCCAGCAGCAAGGGCGCGGCGCTGCCGACCGGCTCGTATGGCGCTGTGGGGCCGCGCGTGCAGCCGAACTCCGGCATGAGCATCGGACGCGGCGCCAGCACCATGGGCGGCCCCAAGGGCGTCCCCAGCGGCATGCCACGTGGTGCGCCGTATGGCGGCTCGTCAGGCGGCGGCGAGAACACGCTAGGCAATCCTGGCGGCGGCGGCGGCACCATGCCACCGAGCCGCACCAGCGGCAGCGACGTCGCCAACCGCAAGAACGACGTGCAGCGCACGCACAGCCAGGTCATTCAGGGACCGGCGAAGGGCTACGGCCCGCGCGGCTAAGCTATGTCGCAATCGCTCCGCAGCGCCGACTTTGCATCCAATGCGCATCAGCAGTGGCCTGCTGCGGTGGATACATTGAATGAGCAAGGGACGGATGCGCCCAGGAACGATGATGAGCAACTAGTCAGACTTGTACGTTGGTTTGAAGATGCGGAACGTGCAACGATGACTACTAGGGAATTGTCGTTACGCGACCGCAGCTACATTAACGGGGACCAATGGACGACGACGGAACGGGATATGCTCCGTGCGAGGGGCCAACCCATTATCGTAATAAATTATTGCCGCCGGAAGTTGGACATGCTGTGCGGGCTGGAGCGCAAGGCGCGCACCGACCCCAAGGCGTTCCCGCGCACGCCGGCCGAGGAGGACCGCGCCGACGCCGCCACGCAGTCGCTGCGGTATGTCTCCGATGATAACGATTTCTCGCGGCTGCGCAGCCTAGTGTTCGAGGACATGCTGGTCGAGGGGTTCGGCGGCATCGAGGTCGGGCTGGAGGACGACCAGCAGGGCGGCGCCAATGTGACGCTCACGTGGGTGCCGTGGGATCGGCTCTGGTACGACCCGCACAGCCGCATGCCGGACTTCTCCGATGCGCGCTATAAGGGGATCGTGGTCTGGATGGACCGCGACCAGCTGTACGACATGTATCCGGATGCCGGCGATGTCATCGAGGGCATGTACAGCGGATACGATGCCAGCCAGTATCGTGACCGGCCGGATTATCTGCGCTGGACCGACAATCAGCGGCTGCGCGTGCGCATCGTGCAATGCCATTGGCTGGATCACGGCGAATGGGTCAACGCCACGTTCACCAAGGGCGGCTATCTGGCCACGCCGGAGCCATCGCTGTTCAAGGACCGCAAGGGGGTGTCCGCGTGCCCGCTGATACTGCAGTCGGGCTACATCGACCACGAAAACAACCGCTACGGCATGATCCGCGACCTGATCAGCCTGCAGGACATGATCAACAAGCGCGAGAGCAAGGCGCTGCACCTGCTGAGCGTGCATCAGGTGATCGCCGAGCAGGGCGCGGTGAAGGACGTGGATGCGGCACGGCGCGAGGTCGCCAAGCCGGACGGCTACGTCGAGGTGATGCCGGGCATGAAGTTCGAGATCGTGCCTGGCGGGGAACTCGCGGCGGGACAGTTCCAGTTGTTGCAGCACGCCACGGCGGAGATGCAACTGGCGGGGCCGAATGCGGCAATGTCGGGGACGGATCCGCGGGAGTTGAGCGGGCGCGCGATCCTGGCGCAGCAGGCCGGCGGCGCAGTGCAGAACGAGCCGCTGGCGGACAGCCTGCGCATGTGGGCGCGGCGGGTCTACGAGATGATCTGGATGGCCTGCCGCGAATATTGGACGGCCGGCAAATGGGTGAGAGTGACGGACGAGCTGCAGAAGACGCGCTGGGTCGGCATCAACCGGCCGATTACGCTGATGGACGAGCTGGCCAACATGCCGGAACAGCAGCGCGCGCAAGTGATGCAGCAGATGCAGCTGCAGCCCGACGATCCGCGCTTGCAGCAGGTGATCCGGGTTGAGAACGACATTACCGACCTGGACGTGGATATTACGATCCAGGAGGGCCAGGACATTCCGACGCTGCAGGCGGAGACGTTCCAGACGCTGGTGCAGTTGGCCAGCATGCAGCCGGGGTTGATACCGGGCGACGTGCTGATTGCGGCGAGCAGCCTGCGGAACAAGGACGCGCTGCTGGAGCGGATGAAGGAGCATCAGCAGCAGCAGGCGCAGCAAGGCCAGCAGCAGGCCCAGGTGGCGCAACAGATGGCGTCGGCGAAGATCGCGGACATGCAGAGCAAGGCGAACGCCAACAATGCGTTGGCCGGCGAGCGGCAGCATAACGTGGTTAAGGGCGCGCACGACATGTACCAGGACTGGAGCGGGGCGAACGCGACCCCGACACAGGACCCAGTGCCGCCGACGGTCGAGCAGATGCATCCAGATTTGGCATTGGCACATCAGGTCGCGGATCTGCGCGGCAAGCACGCTGACACGCTGAAGACGAACGCGGACGCTGCGCTGGCGAATGCGAAGACGGCGCACACGCTGCACCAGGCGATCAACACCGCCGTGACCACGAACCGATTGGCAGCAACGCCGATCCTGCCGCCGCAGGCTCCGGCCGCGCCGTAATCTCCGAGGACTACCATGGCAGAGAACCAGCTGGACGAGTTCCTGCGGGCAGGCACGCCCGCCGAGGCCGCTCAGGACGCGCCACGGGCGCCGCAGGAGCCTGAGCGGGCAGCTGAGGCGCCGGCAGAGTCCAGGCCGTCCACACCCGCCCCAGAGGGCGCCAAGGGCACACCGGCGAAGCCCGAGGCGGAGCCGGAACACGAGGAGGACATCGCGCCGCTGTCGGGCGCCGACAACCGCACCGTGCCGTTCTCCGCGCTGGAGAAGGTGCGCAACGACTGGAAGTCCAAGGCCGCCGCCGCCGAGGCCAAGGCGGAAGAGCTGCGCCGGCAACTGGAGGAGGCCAAACGGCCACCGCCGGCACCGCCGCCCGCACCACCGCAGATGCAGCCGATGCCGCTGCCGGACTTCAACCAGGACCCGCAGGGCTACATCCACCACCTCGCGGTGCAGGCCGCCCAGGAACGCCTCAACGAGCGGCTGAACTTCTCCGAGCACATGATGCGCGACAAGGTCGGCGCCGAGCAGGTGGACAAGGACATCGCCGACTTCAAGCAACTCGCCGCCAAGGACCAGACGCTGTGGGGCAAGCTGTACGCGCAGCCGATGCCGTATCAGTGGCTCAGCAAGGAGATGGAGCGCCAGCGCAGCATCGCCGACCTGGGCGACGATCCCGTGGCCTACCGCGCCCGCATCGTGGCCGAGGAGCGCGCCAAGTGGGAAGCGGAGCTGCAGCAGCAACAGCCAGCGCCGCAGCCATCGCCGTACGGGCGCAACGCACGGCCCTCGCCAGTGGCAGGGCGCGCGCCGTCGCTCGCCGGCACACGAAGTGTCGCCGCGCGGTCGGAAAGCACATTCACCGGGCCACCTTCACTCGATGAACTTTTTCCGGCGCATCGCGGGCCATCGCGGCACAATTGAGGTGATCATGGCAGACATGGTACTGACGAAGGCCCGACCGGGGCTGACACCCAAAAGCTGGGGCCGCTAGTCGGCGCCTTTCTCCAGTCTTGTGACACGAGCCTCCAGGTCCAGCCAACGACGCCCGCTGATCGCGGAGTCATTGACCAGAAAGCCCTTGGTGTTCTGGAAGTCGCCTTCCAGCGAGGTCATCCGGTTAAGGATTTGCTCCAGTTTGTCGTTGATCTGCGCCATGAAGCGGCGGAACTCTTCATCTTCCATCAGGGTCGCTCTCCAGCTTCGTGACGCGCGCTTCGATGCCGGATATCCGGTCAAGCAACGGCCGTTCCAACGCGCTGACTATCGTCACCGGCAGCGCCAATACCGTGGCACGGGTCACGGCATGCTCACTGCGCAGGTTACGCACCTCGCCCTCAAGCGCCGTCAGCCGGTTCAGTATGCTCTCGGTGCCGGTGTTGAAGCGCAGCATCAGCCGCGCCTCCATCGCCTCCAGATACTGCTTCAGGTCTTCGTCCATCACTCGTGTGCCTCGTATGACCGTTTCAGGACTTCCCGAAGCGCATTAACCATCTCATCGATGAGGCCGTAAACGTCGCCAGTCAGGTCATCCGACACGAAGCAGGCTTCACCACCTTCACCGTTCTCGCCACTGGTGACCAAGCCCATGACGAGTATCGTGCCTGCCTCCACTTCGTCAGCAATAGTGCGCAGGTCACGGGCGAACCTGTTCCGATCAAAGTTGTTCTCGACTTTTGGCGCTCTGCTCATGACTTGCGTCCGGGGTTGAAGAACTCGCCATGCAGGCGGCGGGCGGCTTCATCTCTGACGGCCTTGGCTTCATCAAGCGTGTCGAACAGGCCGAGGTGAATGATCTTTCCGTTGATGCCGATGTGAAC